CATTGTGGAGATTGCTGGTATCAAGATCTACAAGTCCATGAACATTCCGTTCTTCAGCCAGTATGGCACCAAGTACGGTACTGGTTCTGCAACCAACCCTGGCACCACTTCCCCTGGCAACACTGGCTCCTTCGTCGGTGAAGCTCTGGAAGATGCTGCTAACGATGTCACTGGCATCAACAACGAGTACGGTGAAGAAACCGAATTCGCTAACTCCTGTGGTCTCATCTTCCAGCGCGAAGCTGCTGGTTGTGTTGAAGCCATCGGTCCTCAGGTCCAGGTCACCAGTGGTGACGTCTCCGTGGTCTACCAAGGTGACGTGATCCTGGGTCGTCTCGCCATGGGCGCAGACTTCCTGAACCCTGCATGTGCTGTCGAGCTGTACGCTGGTACCGCTACCGCACCTGCTGCATTCTGATTCTCTAAATCAATTTATACAGGGATCCTTCGGGGTCCCTTTTTTTTATCTATATGGCTTTTCCTACCACTAACTCGCAGCAAGAACTTCCCGCTGTGAATCAAATTCTGCAGTCATGTGGTCAAGCGCCTGTGACTACCCTAGATCAAACCAACCCGGACGTTGCGATTGCCTATCAGACTTTGCTAGAAGTCTCACGGGAAGTACAGGCGGAGGGATGGACATTTAACAAAGAGGGTCATTATAAAATGATCCGCAATACTGATAACGAGATTCTCATCCCAAACAACGTACTGCAGATTGACGCAACTACCAATGCAGCTAATGTCGAATTAGATGTCATTCGCCGTAGTGGTAAGCTTTACGACAAAGCACACCACACTTACACATTCGAGCAAGATATCGAGTGTGACATTGTTTGGCTGTTTGACTGGGTAGATCTGCCTAAACCAATTGCAGATTTTATTACTGCCCGTGCTGCTGCTATCACATCTAGTCGAATTGTTGGTGACACCAATCAATATCAAATGCTCCAGCAAAAGGAAGCATTCACCAGAGCTATGGCTATGGAGTATGAATGTAATCAAGGTGACTACACGTTTTTTGGACATTCTGGAGATACGAATCGTTACCAGAGCTATCAACCTTACAACGCACTACATCGATAAATGGCATCAGTTACTCAACGGATCGGAAGCTACCTCGGTGGCGTATCCAAACAATCAGATGATAAAATGCTGCCAGGTCAGGTCCGTGAGTGCTACAACGGATTTCCTGATGCTACATATGGGCTTACTAAGCGTCCTGGTTTTGAACATCTACTCAACCTAGGCACTGGTACATCTTATGATGCCGGTAAATGGTTTTACATCAAACGTGATGACGACGAGGAATACATTGGTGTAATCAAGGGTACTGCAATCAGTATCTGGAATGCAGTTACTGGAGTTTCAGCTACTGTTACCTACCCAAATGGTACAAGCTATCTGGACGGTACAAAAAATAATTATCAAATTATTACTGTACAAGATACCAGTATTATCATTAACAGTAAGGACAATGTAAGTGCTGATTCTGCTGTTACTGATTCAGCTTACGACCCACACCGGTCAGTGTCTATTGTTTTAGGAAGTGTAATTAATGGTGCTGTATTTACCGTTGACATCACTATAGGTGGTGCAACACAAACAGCAACCTTTACAGCCAGTAGCTCTAGCACTGCTACAGATGTTCTCAACGATCTGAAATCTGACATCCAGGCGATGACTGGTGCCCATGCAGGGATTACTGTCAGCCAGTTTGCAAATGAACTAGAGCTAGTCCATACTGCTGACATGGATGTCCATGCAGAAGGTGGTATTAATAATCTTGATTTGGTCGCTATCGAAGATGTTGTAACTACACCGGGTGATTTGCCGGTTCAGTCTAGGCACAACAGGCTTGTCAAGGTTGTACTGACTGGTGCTAACGACGCTGATTATTGGGTTAAATTCGTAGCACACGATGGTGTTGGAGGTGAGGGTTTCTGGGAAGAAACAATCAATCCTACAGTTTCACTCGGCTTGGATAACTCAACCATGCCCCACGAACTGGTGAACACTGCTACAAATACATTTGTATTTAGGCAGATCAATTATGTTGACAGGCAGGTTGGCGACGACACTACAAACTCCCAGCCTAGTTTTGTTGGTAAAAAAATTACAGGTGGATTCTTTCATAACAATCGACTTGGTTTCATTTCAGAAGACAATGTTATCCTCAGTCGATCTGGTGATTTTTATAACTTCTTCTTTACCACAGCACAGACTGTCATCGATTCTGACCCAATTGACATTAGTTGTTCTTCCATCCGTCCTACATCACTGAGTTCTGTCTTGCCAACAGCACAAGGTGTCGTACTGTTTAGTGAAAACCAACAGTTCATTTTATTCTCTGACACTGGTGTGCTTACACCTTCGCTAGCAACAATTAGAACTCTTTCTAATTATCAAATGGATAGAAATATCCAGCCTGTTGACGTTGGTACTAACATTAATTTTGTCAGCAAAACTCCAGGCTATAGCCGTGTGTTCAGCATGATCACCCGTGGTCAGCAAGAAAACCCACAGGTTCTCGACACCTCTCGTGTTGTCAAGGAATGGATTTCACCAGACATTGATCTGCTTATCTCCAGCCCACAGAACTCCATGATTGCTCTTAGCGGTCAAAGTCTAAATGAAGTTTTTCTGTTCCGTTACTACAATGACGGTGAGAAAAACGTTATGCAGGCATGGGTTAGTTGGTTGATGCCAGGCACTGTTCAGTTCTTAGCAACTGATTCTGACGACATGTATGCAGTTACTAAGCAGGGTAACCAGTTTACGCTTCTCAAAGCAGCATTGAGTCAAAGCCCTGAGCAAGCAATCATCGTCAACAACGAAGGTGAAAAGGTCAACCCTTCAATTGACCTGTACAAAAACATTGCATCAAGTGCAGTTGTGTATGACGCAACTAACGATCGTACTAAGTGCTATATCCCATATAATGATGTCACGTCTTTGACACCGATTATTGTTGTCAAAGGTGATACCAGTGGTGGTACGTTCGTTGAGTCAGGTTTTACAATTACACCTGAACGTGGGTCAGATACAAACGGGCCTAACGCTCCAGCTACAGAAACTTTCTTTGTAATTCCCAACAAAAATTTGACGGCTTCTGGTGAAGGTGCTCTTAATGTTGCTAGTGATGTTATTGTTGGATATAAGTACAATTTTGATGTTGAGCTGCCACGTACATACTATAGACCTGAGACACCGATTACAGATTACACTGCTAACCTCACTATTGCACGCATGAAGTTTGCAGTTGGTCTGTCAGGCATGATGAGCTTCAAACTTAAGCAAAAAGGTCGACTTCCGTATAGTGTTGAGTTTACTGGCGATGGTTCTACTACATCTTTCTCTTATAACAAACGAGACCTAGAATTTGCTGACAGGTCTGATGTGAAAGTTACTGTAGATGGTGTTGCACAGACAGGATTCACATTTACTAACGATACCACTATTGTTTTGGGTTCTGCTCCAGCAAACAACGCTGTTATCAAATTCTTTATAGACGAATGGTTTGACGTTCAACCTGTGTCTGAGAGCAACCAATATCTTGCTAATGATGTACCGTTGAATAATCAGACTGTATTTACTATTCCCATCCATCAACGCACTGAAAACTTTAGACTTAAAATGTTTAACAACTCACCTTTTCCTGTCGCTGTAAATGCAATGATGTGGGAAGGACAATATACACCGCGATTCTATAGGAGGGCTTGATGTTCGACCCGAAAGAAAATATACTTGAGCAGCAGCTTCAAGAGTCTGGAGTTGAGTTACATATATTTGGTACTATTGCAGACATTTTTACAGGCGGTGCGTCTACACAGAACGACCATCAGAAAAAACAATCCAAGGAAATAAACAAGTTTAACGAGAAATCGTATAAACACGAAGGTAAAGAAATTAAGAGGCGCTATAAGCACGAAAAGGAAAGCCTCAAAATTACAAAAAGAAACCTTGAAGCTGAACTAAAAAGGCAAGAGAATGCACAGCTTCAGGAATATAATTACGCGATGGGTATCCGTGATTATGAGTTTTCGCAAGATATGCGTGCTTATAATCAATCAGTTGCACAAGCTCAAGATCAGAAAGATTTTAATCAAATAGCTTCTGATTTTGCTAATTTGCAGCAAGATCGCAATTTGATGGAGCAGCAGATTGAGCTGGAGTTAAATGAGCAAGAAACTCTTCTTAACTACACTGCTCAGTCTCACGGACTTTTGCTCAAGAAAAAGGGTATCAAATCACAAGCTGCTGCTGAGCTTAGAAAATCTAACATTGCCGCTTTGAAGGCTAGTGGTGAAGCAGCTTCACGCGGTCAGAGTGGACGCTCTGGTGCTAAAACTTTAAACGCAATTCAAGCTGAAGCTAATGCTGTTGAGTCAGAAATTGTAGAAGAGCTTTTGAATAGCACTTCTCAAGTAGACATGGATCTGCTTTCAGCTCGTTATCAAAATATGCAAGATAATCTAGCACTCGAATTGAGTGGTAACAATCTTGTAGCTGCTGATAGGATGTCTCGGCAACAAATTAAGATGCAGCGTGTACAGGCAGATCTCGATGCAGAAGCTAGTATTCTTTTGAAACCAACACTACCTCCTCCAATCCCACGTCCTTATGCACTGCCTAGGCCTGAATTCCAGGATGTTTACAAGCCTAAGCAAGGTCCTGAGCCTGCTAAGAGCATTCCGTATCAAGCTAACATTGCTGGTGCATTCTTCCGTAATAGCCTAAACATTGCAAGTACAGTTGTTGGGCTGGGTAGAAGTAGTTAATTAAAACTTTCTGATTATGCCAAAAAATTACAAGACATATGCTAAGCCGGGAAGTTTTAGTGAATTCCAAATTAAAACTCCAGATCAAACCGGCAAAATAAAAGAAGAGAAACAACGCGAAGTACAGGGTCGTGAAAGAGCACAGCGGTCTCTCGAAAGAAACAGAGACATTTACATGCGTGCACAGCGTCTTGTCAACGCTGCAGAGGCAGAAAACCGTCAAACTAACTTTGACATGCAGACGGTTGAGCGTGAATCTTACCGAAACGCACTGACTCGTGATTACAAAATCCGGATGGACAATCTGGATCGTCAGAACCAAGGCAGGCAGCGTGAGCTGCAAGAAATTAGTCAGCTAAGCCAAACTGCCTTTGGTATGATTGGCAACTATCTAGAAGAGCAGGAACAAAAAAAAGTCGCAATTGCACACGATGTCATTGCAAGATCCGGCTCGACTTACGAAGAACTAATCAAAATTCAAACGCTCAATGACAACCTGACTAAGGCTGAGTTTGCTGCACAAGACAGTGTCCAACAAATGTTGGGACCGAATGCTGCACCCGACCAAGTTGATGCTTTATTCACGATCTACCAAAATAGAAACACTAAGCGGTGGATTGAACACAAAGCATTCTTTGCTAATTCTTTGAACGCTTTTCCTTCATTTCTTGACGCAAAGATCAACGAGATTCGGGAAGCAACAGGACAGCCGATTGATGATTTTGATTCTGTCATTGATGAGGCTAAGCGTGAGTTCATTGGCATACACTTTGTCGGCACGGCAAGGCCAGAGGTTCTTTCTGGACTTGGTGTGTATTCAAAACTGGATGAGTTAGCTAATGACCGTAGGAATGTCTTTGTTACAGAAAGACGAAAGCTGCAAAAAGAAGAGTTTGCACGTGACCGCCATAATGCGTTCTTGACAACCTGGCAAACAGAAGGACTTCAAGGTGTGCTTCGTTACAACGGGCAAAACCCTTCTTACCAAAAACGTCAGGACATGGTTAGAGCCATTGAACTGGCAGTTGAAGGTGGAGGCAGTTACACTTGGGGCGTACAAGATATTGAAGACCTTTTAAATGCACCAGGCGGAGGTTCTAACGGAAAAAGTATCAGAGAGTCTTTTGCTGGTACTACAGCTGAGTTAGAGGAGATTCAACGTGACATCCTAAAACGTGAAGCAGAAGCTGCGAAAGCCGAAGCAGCACGAGAGCAGCGAGAGATGGAAGCTTTTGTTATTGACAGAGCAAACGAGCTGGGCATGGATGACGGTGTTTTGTCAGAGGCTGATGTTGATAGGCTGCAAATAGAGCTGCATCGTGCGTATCCAGGAATGACTTCCACAGAATTTGCAAAAGTCAAAATGATGACTCCTGACGCTGCGGTTGCTCTTGAAACAGAACAATTCAATGAAAGGATGTCTCAGGCTGGTCGTCTTACCATGGAGCATGTCAACAGCGGTAAGTACAACGACATCAACAGGCGTCTGTTTTGGGAAAATGTTGCAAAGACTCAAGAAAAACTTTATGCACACACAGGTTCTAAAGAAGACCTTTTAAGGCTTGAAAACGAGTTTGATAATCATCCAGAAATCAGAGGCGCAAAAAGAGTCAACCCCAAAGCAAATGAAATAAACTACGCACTAGCTAAGGTCGATTACAAAAATCGGTACAGAGAGTACGTGCAAAAATTTATGGCCGCTGACACAAAAATGTCGTTTGACGACGCAAGGGAAAAGGCTTATGACCTTGTAAGATTTCAGATTAAAGAAGAAATCGAGTCTGAACATGATACTTTTGGTGGCATGGCTAAGTACCGTAGGAAAAAAATTGATGCTGATCAAGCCGGTAAGCTTAGAGGTATTGCTACTACTGGCGAAGAGAACATCAAAAAAATTATCGGAATTGCAACTGACGGTAGCTTGTCAGACGATGCCGCATCAGAGCAAGCTGCTGCCTTGATGAATCACAAAGAAATTGAGATGTTTGCACAAAACTACACTAATCCTGATTATGCAGTACCTCCTGCAGTGGTTGTCTTTGCAGATGCTATTAACAGAACACCTTTAGCTGCTCTGCAAATGCTTTCACCACACATTGGGGACGGCAGTCTTAAAGTGTCAATGGATAAAGTAGATAAAGAAATGAAGGCTAAATATCAGCAGTATGTTGATACGCCGTATACATATATTAGAAACAAATATCGCACTGCTGAACGAACTGGACGAGCAAACATTGGTGATAACAAGTCGGCTGCTACGGCACCGATGAGGACATCTATGTTTAAAGTTGTTCAATATGTAAGTGGTGATCCTGCAATTCGTGGTAAGTCAACTGCTGATGGTCGTATTGTTTATGACAACGGCGATGGACCTCGTGGTCATGGTGGAAGAAACTACCATAACCATTATGAATTTGAAACTCCACAACAGGCTGCTGCTGCAAAGCTAGCTTTTGAACAGGCAGGATTTAGGGTTACTTCTTACTTACGTCCTAACGATACTGGAAGTGCACATTCTCGTGGTGTAGCTATCGACGTTGCTCCGCCAACCACTCTCCCGTACACCGATGAAGCAGAGGCTGCATGGTCTGCAGCAGCAAACGCTATTATCGGATTTACCCCATTCGAAGATGAATGAATTTCTAAACAATTTTACGGAAGGGTTACCCGGCCGTGATATGGAGTTCATCGAGCAACAAAACGCTTTGAAAGAACTCAAAGAGCAGGAAGAAACTGAAGATACTGATGAAGCTACGGCAACATCTGAACCTGCACAACCACAAGTTTCAACACCAGAAGAAAGAGTTGAACAAATAGAAACCAACCTCAAAGAAGAGGAAAAAGAAAAAGACGACGAAAATGAAGACGAGGACGATCAGTCTGCAATTGAATTTGTAGGTGAACTCGCTGCGGCAGCACCTGTCGGTGTTCTTGATTTTGGTGCTGACCTCCTCAACCTAGTCCCTGGTGTAGAGATTGAAAAGCTTCCTGAGTTTGAAAGTGAAATTACTCAAACAGTACGGGAGATGTCTTCTATCATCATTCCTACTATTGGACTGAGTGGACTAGGGACTGCTGCTTTGGCAGGCAGAGCTGCTTCTGTTGCGTCTAAAGCAGCCAAAGCGTCTAAGCTTCAATTCCTTGTAGACCCGATGGTCAAAAAAGTAGGAGGCATGGCATTCAGTGCTGGTACTGGTGCCTTTGTTGACTACACTGTTGAGATCAACCAAACTGACGACAACCTTGCTGGTGTTCTTAAACAAACCTGGCCTAGATTCTATGGTTGGATTCCTGATGACCTAGCAACTCTAGCGTCTGATGGTGCTGACATGAAACGTGCCAAGAACGTTACTGAGGGTGTTTATCTGGGTGTAGGTACTGATTTGTTAGTCGGTGCAGCAAAACTTCTCAACGGTAGAAGGGGACTGACTACAAACTACATCCCTAAGAACGAAAAAGCTGGTCAGTATGCTGCTAAATACAATGCAGAACAAGCTCTTGATCCAGAAGAATCAGTTAATTTTTCAGCTGCTAAACGGTCACAAGCCTTAGACGATCTTGGCAAATGGAATCTAGACGAAGCTGTTGAAAAGGCTGGCGGTGATGTTGAGCTTGCCCTGTCAGAGCCAATCTACGGAGTCCACGATCTATACGGTGCACAGGAAGTTGTTCAACGCTCTTTAGACGGTGATGTGAACCTTGCTGCAATAGATGCGTGGCAGGTTGCTACTAACAAAGGCGGCAGCGTGAATGGTCGAGTAGGTAGCATGATTACTGAGTCTTTCCTTAAAGATGGCTTGAAGCTTGATAAGGACATGACTATCATGCTCAAAGGTATCGGCTCACAACTAAAAGACACAAAATTAGATGTCAAGTTTCCTAATGGGGATTATGGCACTGCCGCTGAGATTGCCAAGGTTGGTGATGAAATGGCGACCGCATATATGGAGATGCCTTGGGAAAAAGTCAAAGAGCTTTTCATGGAAGACATCAAAAGATCCGGTATTGTCGATCGGAGTGCTGGTGTAGAAGGTCTTAGTGAGGTTGGCATGGAAGCTGCCCGAAAAATGATCAAACAATACACCCTTGATTTGATGAATCTGGATGATGTCAAAGCGGAAACCTATCTTGCGACATCTCTTGCTGGTCAAGTTTCTGACATTGCACAAGGTATACGGATGACAGAAGGCACTCCTGCTATTGATAATGCATCTAATTTGATTATTGACCGCATTGAATTCCTTATGGCAATGCGTGGTCGGTCTGCATATATCCGTGGTCGGGCTCTTAACCTTACCAACATGTGGAATCGTTTGACTACATCAGGCAGCAAGGCAAACCAAGCTGCTTATGCCAAGCGTATTGACCGTATTCTAAAAGAAGAATCAAACGAAACTTTGCGTGCAATTGACAGGATTCGCCTCGATGCAAAGTTCACAGCCGATACGTTGCGTGAGATCCGCACAGAAAAGCCAGAGTTTTTTGCACCTTTAATTATGGCATACGAGTTTACTGATGGCAAAGTAAACACAATGGTGTCATTGAACAAGTTCCTGAAGAAATCTACTGGTATTTTTAGAAACTCACTGGTTAACAATGATCCTGGAACACAGTCAGTAATCCTGAACGCATTCTGGTCTAATGTTTATAACTCTACACTGAGTGCTGCTGCAACCCCTCTGAAGGCTGGCTTTAGTAACGTGGCTGGTCTAGTGGAAAAACCATTGGGTGCATTTATTGGTAGCGCTTTGTTGGGCGATACCGCAAACATGCGTCGTGCTCTTTATCAATATAACCTTAACTTCGAAGTCCTTCAAGACTCATTGAAGTATATGGGTGATGTTTTCAAACGCAGTGCTACAGAACTGAACGTTGCTGATTTGCAGCGTGAAAACATTATGATGAAAAACCAAGAGCAAATTGACATTCTAGAAGCAATTGCTGTTGCAAAAGACGCAGAAGGCGATTCAGCACCGCTTGCTGCAGTCGAACGGATTAAAGCCATGAACGACCTGGCAAATCACCCTTGGCTTCGTTTTGGTAACAGGGCTATGCAGGCGCTGGACGGCTTTACTCAAAACATGATTATGCACGCAGAAATTCGTGGACGTGCATTTGATAAGGTCACTAACAACGGTGCTAAAGAGTTTGACGGCAAACTTGCTGAAAGCATGTATGCTGAAATTAGAAAAGAAATGTTTGATGAAGATGGTCTCATCAAAGATGAAATTGTCAGGCATACTGCAGGTGAACTTGCAATGTCTTTGGATACCGAGTTTACAAACAGCGTTTCAGGTTTGATTTCACGCTTCCCTGTAATGAAACCGTTTTTGCTGTTCACCAAGACTCCTATTAACGATCTTATTCTTGCAAAGTCCTATTCTCCTCATAATTTGTTTATGAAGGAGTACAGAGATTTTCGTATGAAGCCTGACGAGCTTCCAATGCAGCAGATTGACGATATTCTCAGAAGTCGCGGCATGAAAGAAATGGACGTTAACAAGATGAGTGTGGAAGAAAAATACATGCGGTACGGTGAGATCCGTGCAGACTTGTATGGTCGGGCAGCTATTGGCATGATTCTAGTAAGTAGTGCTGGTTATTTGTTTATAAGTGATAGAATCACTGGCAACGGCCTTGCTGACAAACAAAAACAAGCTTTGCGGCGTGAAACTGGTTGGAAACCACGTTCGATTCGTTTGCCAGGTGGTAACTGGGTTAGTTACGACAACCTTGGTCCTGTAAGCAATTGGTTTGCTGCTGTAGTTGACGTTGCTGACAACATGGATTCATTGACTCCAAACGATATGGGAGAACAATTCCGCAAACTTATGTTTGTTCTTGCGGCATCAATTACTGACAAAACATTTATGGCTGGTTTAGAGCCTTTTATGGATGTTGCACGTGGTGATGTCGGTGCGTTAAGTCGTTGGGCAGGTCAAATCTCAGTTGCAGCTACTGTTCCTGGGTCTAGTATGATGGCAGAAATGGGTCGTTTGATGGATCCTGGACTCAAAGAAGTAGAGTCAACTATCATTGATATGGCACGTAACCGCCTACCACTGTTTAGAAGCCAACTTCCACAGAAGTACGACTGGATTGATGGAGATAGAATTGGTTATCCAGACAAGGCTGGCAATACGTACGAAGGTTTTATGACTCGTGTCTGGAATAATTACATGCCTTGGAAAATTAGCGGAAAAATTTCTGACGAGAAGAAGTTTTTGCAAATGGTTGAGTATGACGCTTTGCCTAGATTGCGTACAAACGGCCGTGGTGTTGAGTTGACACCCGATCAACGCTCAGAAATCACCAACATTATGGGTCAAAGAGGCTTTTTCAAGGAAGGAATCCAGCGTGTAATGAAGTCAACTACAGGCAAAAAGTTCCGTAAAGACTACATGAAAGCTGTAAATATGGGTGTCAAACCAGATTTAGACACTTATCAGTCTATTCATAGATTGCTGGACTTTGAGCTACGCTTAGCTATGAGGAGTGCATCAGCATTGTCTTCGAGCAAGGATGTAGTTGCACGTAAAATGGCTATTAACGAAACAGTTGAAGCATACCTGTCAGCAGGACAAGATGAAGCTGCTAGAAGGTTCTTAGACAGAATGGAAGAGTACTCTTACTAACAAACAACACTAAAGCGTTATGGCAATTACTCAGAATACTTTTACAGGAGATGGTTCAACCACTAACTACTCCTTTACATTTGAATATATTAAGCAAGCAGACGTCAAAGCCTCCCTTGACGGTACTGTTACAACTGCATTTACTCTCGCCAACGCTACCACCCTTAGCTTTAACACCGCACCTGCCAGCGGAGTTGCAATCCGTATCTTCCGAGATACAGCTATTGACAACTTGAAGGCAACGTTTTCTCCTGGCTCTGCTATTAAAGCTGAGGATCTAAACGACAACTTTACTCAAAACAATTTTGCTGTACAGGAGGCTGATTTTGATGTTGCAACTGCGAACACTACTGCAAACACTGCTAAAACAACTGCAGATACTGCTATTTCCACAGCAAACACTGCAAGTACAAATGCTTCCAACGCTGTCACAACAGCAAACACAGCATCGACAAATGCCTCCGCAGCAGTAAGTACAGCTAATACTGCATCTACGAACGCTAGTAATGCAGTCACCACTGCAAACAGCGCCGCTACAGATGCTGCTACTGCTATTACAACCGCTAACTCAGCAACAACAACTGCTAACAGTGCAGTTACTACAGCTAATACAGCCACTACAACGGCTAATAGTGCTGTTACAACGGCTAACACCGCATCTACTGATGCAGCTACCGCTGTGTCAACTGCAAATACTGCATCTACTAATGCATCTAATGCTGTTTCTACAGCTAACTCAGCTAATACAACGGCTGGCAACGCAGTTACTACCGCAAACGCAGCTACGACGACCGCAAATAGTGCTGCAACCGATGCTGCAACCGCAATCTCTACAGCTAACACTGCATCTACCAATGCGTCTAATGCTGTTACGACTGCCAATAGCGCAGCTTCTGACGCAACATCTGCTGTTAGCACAGCTAATACTGCTTCGACGAATGCATCTAACGCAGTAACGACTGCAAACACTGCTAGTACCAACGCTACAGCTGCACTCAACAACTCACGTGAGTCTGACGGTCAAGGTGGATTCACTTCTGCTATTGACAAAGCCAACGCAGCTATCACCGCATCTAATACAGCAACAGCCGCTGTGTCTAATGCTGTGTTGTTCGATCTAATCACCAATGTGTCTTCCATCCCTGGAAGCCCATCTAACAACGATTACATCGAGATTGGTGACTCCACAGGTATTCAAAACTTCACACCTCTCTCAGGCCTTCCTAGCGGCTTTACAGGCGCTGCTGGTCTTACTGTTCGTCTTCGTTATGACTCCTCAGCTACAAGCTGGGTGTTTATGAACTACTTTGCTAACGACAGTGAGACTCGTTATGTAGCTATTGGCAACCCTAACCCAACTTATTACGCTAACCAAGCTGCCTTCCCCAGTGCTACTACCTATCACGGTGGTGTTGCACACAGCCACGCTGACGGTGCGATGTACTACGCACACGGTGGCAACTGGATCAAGATGGCGAAGGACAGTGATGTAACCACTAACGCAACAAACGTTGCAACTAAACTTCCCTTGGCTGGTGGCACGCTGACTGGTGACCTAACTCTGTCTGGTGCTCCGACTTCTAACCTCCATGCTGCTACTAAAGGTTATGTAGACACTGAAGTTGCTGATTTGGTATCCAGTGCGCCAAGCACCTTAGATACACTCAATGAGCTCGCAGCCGCTCTCGG